TCCCTTGATCTGCTTCGTCATTCGACCAGATCGAGATTGTCCGGCTGCACGCAGACCCTTAGCAACCAAACCACGAGATACAGTCAAATCTTTAAGGGTGATACCTAATTCTTGACTTACTTCCTGTAATGCTTGGGAAAAAGTCGCATCCTCCTTCTCATGTTCTGATAACACCGCTAACAGGTGTTCAATCCTTCCAATAGATGTGAGTACCCTCCGCTGATCATCTAGAGAAATATGTCCCGAATTCAAAGCAACTTGAATACGATCAAGGGCATCCGAAACCAAACCCTCTAACTCATCTAGCACTGTGCTCATGGGACCTTGGACAACGGAAAATCGTTGAGATAATCGACCAATAAGCGGACGATATTGAACACTGAGTTTGCCCTGAATGGCTCGAAGTGTCGCCCAACTGTTCTTTCCAATCCCAAACTCATCTTTTTTCTCAAACCAGTCACGCATTAGAATGTCCGTTTCATTGGAAATTTGGGATCAATGGATGTGGGTGAACTCGACATTGCTTGTTCTTGATCTTGTTGCTCACGAACAATTCGAAAAATGAACCAATCTTGTTCTTGTAAAGAAAGTGCTCTAAATTCAGAAAGACTAATACCTGACATCTGTTTGCAAAAATTAAATTCCCGTTCCAAAATTCGTTCGAAGGGTTTGACCTGTCGGAAAAAGGAGCTCAAGTCGAAAGGGAACTTCGACCGTGTCATCCTCCTTACAATGAGGGCAAGTTACTTGTGCCTTCATGTCAGGACCATGAAAATACTGCTCTTGCACAGCACGAATCTTTGCTGTATCTATAGTTGGCAGATTCTCATACATCTCTTTCTTCTGCTCTGGAGTCTCACAACCCGGACCACAAAGTGTTCGCGAATATTTGTAAACTACAGTATCTTCATGATCTACAGAATACTTCTCGGTGTCTGCAAGATCTGCAACAGTCAAAAGATTAACAAACGTAGGTCCTCTAGAAAGCTGAAGTTGAATTGGAGATTTAAAGTCTGCAGGAAGATGAATAACATTGATACTTCGAAGATCAACTTCTACTTCATACTCTTGAAGACAGTTGGGACAAACATTTACAATCTTAATCGTCCCAACATAGGAATTGATCGACAACCAGAGCATCAAATACAACCGATCTCCAAAAGTAATCTGCTCCGGACGGATACCAACCAACACACGTCGAAGCAATTCTTGAAACTTTCGTTCCACTGTCATGGGATTCATTTGAGCCAAAAGAACCTCATCTGCCCCACACATAGATCTGATTCGAATGTCCGGAATTGCTTCTGTGTACGTCCGACCGTCGGAAGGAAGGCTTATGGGTAGGAAACGGTCTTCAGTCATTACTGTTTCTCCTTTCTTGGTTCATTTAAAAATCTGTACTTAGATCCAATCTCACCTTGACTACGAAGTATAGATTGAACCTGATCTCTCTGCTTAATAACCACATCAATTGGAATCACATATGATGAAATTACTTGCTCCTTCTTAGAAAAATCAAGCATCAAATCTCGAGATTTGTCTTTCTTTTTAAGAATTAACTTCCAAATTGTATCTATTTGTTCTTCCGATATCCCAGCATCCACATCTCTTTCTAATGCAACACCCTCACCCGAATCAAACCTTCCTCGAATTGCCCCACTATGAAGAACTTCCGATGAAGACGTTCCTGCATCCGCAGCATCTAAATCATGTTCTCCTGTAACATTCATCTCAGCAAATGAGCCATCCGATAAGATAAAAAATCTTAAAGGATTTCTATCATCTGGCTCGTAACGCGCGGCCAACTTTTGCTGAGGACGAGGAAGATGGGCTAACCAGTCCTCTACCTCTCCTTCTTCATCATCCTGTTCTATTGGTTTTTTATTTAAATTTCTTTCTCGCCAATCTTCAGGATAAAAATCACCCTCACCCACCTCATCAGCAAGTGCCACAAGAGATTCCAGAGGAAAATCATTAAGCAAAAACAAAGGGGCCAATGCATCCCAATCTCGCAGCTTTAAAGCTTCCAACGCTGCTTCTTTACCAGCTGCACTCTTAAACTTCAACTTGTAGAAGGCCTTGGGAATCTGAATTTTCTCTAGCAATCTTGTAAATTCTAACATGTGCTTCTACCTCTGTTTGAATTAAGGGACTCCAATCCAGTAGAATAGTCAACAAGATCATCTACGGGATTGGAATGTATCTTCTCTACTAATCATCTGATGTCCCAAGAGTCCCCATTCTCCATATTCTATAGCTCTGCATCCAACCTTGATTTATCCGGAGAAGCCACAAAATCATCTGTATCAGTACCAACACGGATCAAATCATCTTTTCGAAAAGCAGACGCATCATCATTCGAAATATCCCACTCTTTTGCTCCAAACTCAACTGCATCAGGCTCCGCATCCATTAGTTCAAGAGCAGTATCTACTGCATCTTGCTCTGAACACTCTCCGGTTGACGGCGTGCCTTCAGCACCACGACCAAGCCCAGAAATTCTCTTCCAATACCACATCTGGCCAGTCAACTCACCTTCACTGACGGATTCATAAAGCTTTTTGATCAACTCACCAAAAATCATCTTTTTCTCCTTACTTTGTAAAACCACTCAAAATTTGTTTTCCAGTACGAGCAATATTAAATACGGTTGCTAATGTACTACCGGTTTCAATTTCATCCACATTTAACATTACGGTATATCTGATAATATCTTCATTGAATGAAAGATCTTGTACAGGTAGATTAACTGGCCAACATCCTTTCAACCGAAATCGATTGGTCTCAATATTGCCATCGTACAGGATCGCAAACACATCATGTGCATATGTTTTCTTCGGCACATAATACCCATTGGTATCCACAACCTGATTTCGCCAAAACTTAAAATAGTTGTAGACTGACATGTCTGTTGGACATAAAAAGGATACGGTTACTGGTTCAATTACCTGATCTCCCGGATAGCCTCGTTGCTTGGAACCATATCGCAGCTTGACAACCTGATCAAATGCGTAATCTCCGAACTGTATCCCCTGACAATATTGCGAGATCCAGTAACCAGGAAGTCCGGAGATTGTCGCCGTACATATCACTTGCCAGTTGTAGACGCGTTGCAGCATCCAGGTTCGAGTGATTAATGAAGCACCGAACCCGTATAAATCAACACCCATTTGCTGAATCACGTTCACACCTACTCTTCCCAATAATCATATGCCCAGGTCGTATTGTAGATAAGAACACTCTCGTCTTCAAATGTTAAAGCAACATCATCCACGGTCTGTACAAAACATCCAATCAATTTGATTGTACTAACAACCGCATTCGTCTGATCCAACAGTCGCAAGTACACATCAGATTTGATGTCTACATCTAAACCACCTTGACCAGTACGTGCATCCATCATGGCCTGCTGCCAACCGTGAAGGGCTTTACCAATTGCCAGGTCCACCGAATTCTCCACAAAGGTACAGGGCCACTCATGAGAAAAAGTGACCTTCCCAGGAAAATTGACTCCACCAGTACCTTTGAACGGCACATGAATTCGACCCACAGATCGACCCGGCTTGGTTGTAGATTGACATTGAATCTTTAGTGCATCCCGATTACCGCCCCCAACGGGGCTAGTAAATTCTACTTCCCACAGATAGATGCGAGCTGGGTTTGTTAATCGAGCTCGCAGTGCATCAATGCCCATATTTGCCATTTTCCATACTCCTTTAACTTGTCGACTTAAAATACAATGCCTTTGGTCATTAACTCTTCGAAAGATATCGAAGTAGTAGTGATAATTGCCCGAAGCTGAATAACTCGAATAACACGAACAGGCTTGATGAAAATATCAACGTGCAACTCACCTCGATCAATAACTGAACCGGGATTATTCAAACTGTTGCAATTGACCTGATACCCCTTATCACCACCTTCGGTCTGAAATGCTCCTCGAGCCGACAAATCATCAAAGTAGGAATCCAATGTATTCTTAATCCGGAACCGGGTAGTTTCGTTATTAGCATTGGCACCCAACAGAAACGAACGAAGAGCCAGTGAACAATCTCGCTCAATCGCTATCAACTCCCGCCTGACGTTAATAAAAGAAAGCGCCGAGGACTTCTTCTGCTGCGTGAGCTGGTCGTATATCATGATACCCCGGCCCTGGAACTTTTGAATAGGATTGATCTGCGCATCAGCAAAAGCGTCTCGATCACCCTTGTTGAAGACCATATTTGATGGATACACATCTAACACATTCAGCATACCACGTTCTTCACCTGCTGGTGCATCCCAAACATTGCCAATTGAATCATTGTAAGCGAAAGCGGCTGCA